GTGCAAAGTCCAAATAGGCCGGCACACCAGGTGCACCACTATCATAGTGGACAGCACTGGCGACGTCAGCTAGTGTGGCAGGTGGATTGGCCACATTCGTGTTGGTGGGTTCATAATTCATACCCAAATACCCTCCTGATGCCAAATTAGAGATAACTCTCCCGTTTAGGATCACACGTTTTATAAGGAAACGTGAGTAAGTTAGACACATACTCCCGAACCCGGCCATGATGTCATCCAGAAAGTAATACCCAGCTCCACTGGCACCCTTTCCATAGACAATCAATCCTGAAGCCACCCCAATTTCATCTGCTGATAGAATCATTGCTGTTTTCAACGTCACGGGTACAACATCATTAGTCGGACCAGGGAACCGGGAGGGTAACCCAAATCGACTAGTTGCTCCAACGCTTTGACGTTGCTTGCGAGTTCGATTCTGCTCTCTATTTGAAAGTTGCATATTCGGCTTTTTCCGAACAATCTTGTTTTTATTTTTCTTCTGTTTATAGTTATCGACCATTTTGAATTGTAAATTAAACTCAATGTAATTAAATCTCCAATATCGTTATATTAGAAGGGAGCAGAGTCAATGTCCTCTAGCTCTTGATTAAATTGAACACTACTGGCATCAAACTGCCACCCATCATAGTATTCCTCAAGAGCAACCTGCTCATCAGGTGTGATCCCAAACGCTACGTAAAAGCTGTATCTTGCTTCATCAGTCACAGGCTCCCACTTACTCGGGAGTCCCTGAGCCATCATCATCATTCCATTATACCACCCCACACTCTTGGTAATCTTACTGGGGACTCCGTGCCGGATGAATGAACTATACATGCTTTGGAAAACTGGGACACCAGAAGTTAGTGCCAGACCAGCTTCCCCGATTGCCCCCAACCACTTCAAAGCGGCACTAGGAGTATCGAACGGGGTTGTTGAAATGGAGTCTTTTTCTCGAGCCTTCTCGAAATTTCTACACATGACTAGACCATGAGCACCATACACTGGTCGGGTTTGACAGAATTCAATTTCATGCAGATCATAAACGGTCGGTTCCACCGTCATAATGAACCCCAATTTACCAAACCACTCATTTAGTCCTTGATTGAAGTGTTTAACTTTACCAGCTTCCATAAACACCATACAATCATCTCCATTGTTAGCGAGATCAACTTTAATACCCTTTTCCTCAGCGTAAGCATAAACCATGGCGCACATAATCAAACAATTGCCCAAGGCAGTGTTCATATCACCGCTGCAACGTTTGCCTTTGACGTTGTATTTTAACTCTCCGTCATCACATCTGCCAAATCCAACATTGTCCACTTGCCAAGTGAGTAGCTTGCGCAACTCTTTGGATTGGAATATTGAGTTGTAGATGCTGTGCTCCCACCTGAGCATCTGCTGCGTGACATGCTGGTCAAACCTTGATGCATCAAGGCCAACACAAGCTGTTCTATCAAAGCTCTCAAATTTCTGTCTAATAATATCAGCTGTTTCAACAGCGTTAAACCCTTTCACCACTACGGGGGTCGCGCTACCAAAAACGTGCTGTATTGCTCTGTACAACGCATGCTCTATTGGTTTGAGGTATCTACCTACTGCCACATTATACACAGGCCTTCTAGGCTGGATACAACGTGGAGATTTATCACTAGGTACTTTCTCACACTTGACAAAACTATCCATATAGGCGTC